TAAAATCGATTCCACAACACCACTGTTTTGTACGTTAGGAATATGCGCATATTCCTTACCTCTTTCTTTGTACTTAAGCTGAACCTGTTGGACAAACTCGCGATACTCTTCTTCGCTACACCCAAGCTCTGCAATCAGGCGCTTCTCAAACGGAAGCAGTACCTGCGTGACACTATGCCTATAGGGCACCATGCGACCGCCTTTAAATGCCTGTTGATGTAGAGACATCCTTTGCTCCAAACAACTGCAAAGACTGGATTGCCCTGGTCTAGCAGCAACATGTCCCCATCGTAACCGGGCTGGTCAACCCGACTTCCCCACTTCAACAAGTCTCGACCATATTGTCGAATGCTTTGCTCGTACCATTCGTTTTTAAACGGAGGCATCGGGATTCCTAAACGTTCCTGCACCGTGTAGACAAGATGGATGCAGTCAATTGCTCCGTCAGGGTCAGTGCCATCAGCACCTAGGCGATACGGTCTGCCGATCAGATCAATCACGCAACTCGCACCCTGCTAGTCAAAGGCAGATGGCCAACCAGCTGCTGCGTTATTCGCTTGCGTGGCACGTCCGATCCAACAGCATCAAACACTGAGGCCAACGACAGTTCCAACGAAGTACTGTCCCAACGAGCAGTCACGATTTGACCGACATACTCGTTCAATGTTGTAAACCCATTTTTGTCGTCTGGGTCGATCAGAACCGTTGTAATCGTGGCTAGATACTCGTCTTCTACCGCTACAGTCGCAAAAGGGCGACTTAGCTCGTTATTTGGAAAAGCAATCGTTGCGGGCTGGTTGTCGCCACCTTTCGTGATTGTCACACCGCTAAAGGCAAACGGCATAAAGCCATAGCTGTCGCCTGAAAGACTCGCGTCTTCACCAACCCAGTAATTTTGAAAACGGTGCTTTGTGCCCTTATCCGGTGATTCAAGAGTTAGATAGTGGCCAAAGGCAAGACCGAGGTTTTCCTCGCCAACACCAATCGTCTTGGCTGCACCACCCATTCCAGAGTGGACACTGCAGTAATAAAACAGCAGCGGCGCTTTATGAGCAACGGTAATTTCTGTGTAAGCACCTGAGCTGCCAGGCGTTCCAGCAGTTGTTACGCCTGTTGTGTACTCCGTCCCACTGTTGTGAGTGCCGTCTGGTGTAGTGCTGAATCGAAGCGGATGGCCTGAGTTGCTTGAATGCTCCTGCGTGAATCGGTAAGTTTTCCCCTCTGTTAGTTGAAGCGTTTCAGCATCTTGCGATCCGCCGTCAAAGCGATAGCGATTACCTCCACCGCTAGCAACAACTGTTACGGCAAATGTTTGGTCTGCCATTAGATGCCGATTCTCCTACGTTGTGATGTGTTTTGCCTGAGGGTAAGCAACGCACGTTGCTCGCCCTGTCTAGCGCCTTGGTCAGCAGCTTGCCTCATCCCAGATTGGAACTGATCCGCAGTCACATAGTCAACGCTGTTAATACGTTCGACGGTGTAGCGAACGTCGATTGGTGCGGCAACTGCTGCTCCGCCACCTTCGCCTGACGTTCCAGAACCTCCTGCTTCAGGAATAACAGAAGATCCGCGAGCACCACGCGAATAACGCGACATGCTTTCACGCATTTTGCTTTCGGGAATAATGTATTCAGACTCACCACCTTCGCCGACAAGCGCTGTGGTAGGACTGTTTATGTACCCGCCTGCAGCGTTAGGAACAATAGGGCCAGCAGCCGTAAATCCTGGAGGTGAATAACTTGTAGCATTTGAAGTTATTGTAGTTTCACCGCCTCCAGTAGGGTTAAAGAAACTAAGCGCAATACCCAGAATCTTCATCTTGATTGCGTGGGCAATCATTTCCGCTGCCATGTCCGCAAAGTGATCTGCAGTGCGGCTAAACAGATTGGCCAACGCTTCCTGGGCAGACATGCTGCCGGTGATCAGCCCTTTGAACGACTCGCTAAACGCATCTCCGATTGCATTTGCGGCAAGGATGACCTGATTCGCAGGGTCAATTAACTCGTTTAAAACGCCTTGAACACGCTTCATCTCTGCTTCAATCTTGTCGCGCCCTGTCTCAGGAGCCAGATCTTTCGTAATCGCGCCCTTAGCCTTGCCTTTTTTGCCCTCAAGTTCTTCCTTTCTCTTTTTGAGTAGATCTAATTGTTTTTCGTATTCAGCAGTAATACCCCCTGCTATTTCTAGCTCTAAAATACTTTCCTGTACCCCAAGAATTTTAGCGTTTACAACTTCTAATTGTTTGTCGTAAATTCTGTCTAATTTAAGAAGCTGTTTCTGAAGCTCGACCGCTTGTTTGGCCGCAGCAGGCGTGCTGCCTTCTTGAATCAAGCGAGAATACTCCCGCTCAAACGCCATCTTGTCTTCGTGCTTGTTGATGATGTCATCTAGCTGACTGCTTGCTCTGTCAAAAGCTCTGTCAGTGCTTTCCAGCTCCCTTTCAACGGCTCGAATTTGTTTTGCGATGGCACGTTCTTTTTTCTTAGTTAGTCGTTCGGTTTCTTTATTTTGGCGTTCTAGTTCCCGTGTTTGTCTCTCTTGCTCACGAAGTTGGGCCGTTTCGATTTCTTTACCTAAACGCGAAAGCGCAAGCTGTTTTTCGCGGTCAGCTAAAGTTTTTTCGTCATCTGTTATACCTTCTTTTCGCATTTTTCTAAGGTATTCTTCTTGAATAACGTTTTTTCTAGCGGAAACAACCCGAGCGTCTAAAAGATTATTACCGGCTTGTACCAATTTATTTTGAGCGTCAACCAGATAAATCTGCTCTTGTGCTGCTTGTGACGCTTCTATTTGCGATGTGCGTGACGCCATATCTGCGCCTTCTTGAGCAAGTCTTACAGATTCGGGAATACCCGGCTCTCCGGTAGGCGCTCCAGCGGCTTGCAGTGCCTGTAAAACTATTTCTGCACCTTTTAAGCCCGGAACTAGATTAAAAGCAGTTTGTTTTGCGCCCTGTAAAAACAGTTTACCTAGTGGGCTGTTTGCAAATGTATCAAAAGCCGATTTTGCTCCCAAAATAACCCGAATAAGTCCTGTAAATACAGGCAACAGTTCGCTTTGAAGAGAAGCAGTAACTTTCTCAATTTCAGCTTGTAATTTTTTAGTTTCATCGTTATACGCAGATAGCTTTGCGGCTCCGTCAGGACCTAAAACGCGATTAATTTCTTCGAGTGCTATGGCGTAAGCATCGGCAAATAAACCTGCATCTTCGTAAGAACTGATTACACTCTTTGTTGCATCCGAAACCCTGTATCCAGCTTCTTCTAAGCCGCTAAGAATGCCTTGGGTAGACTCTAAACTATTTGCAAGAGAGGTTAGTTGGGCTACATAAGTGTCTACAGCTCCGCCAAGCACCTGAAGCGCGATAGCTGCCGGTCCAAAAGTAGCCCCAGTTATTCCACCACCCACGGCACCGCCAAGCGCCATGCCCGGACCACCACCAAATAAGAGCGGGAACGCACCTGCAGATATTGCAGCTCCTACACGGTCTATACCCGTTACTTTGGTACCCCCTCCTGCAGATTTACCGCCGCCTTTTGGCTCAAACCCAAAAGCCTTAGCTATTGGGGAACCTTCAATACTGCGAGCGCCAAAAACAGGCGAAGCGAGCGAAGAACGAGCGCTTACTCTATCGCTAGCTTGAACCTTAAGCACACCTTGAATGCGCTCTTCTTCTTTAAGGAGAGCATTTTGCCGTTCTAACTGCTTGTTATACGTTTTTTGGGCGCTTACTAAAGCTCTAACTGCGCTTTTCTCTGCGTCTGTACCCATGGCTGCATTACGCAGCGCACGTTCTGCTCTTCTTACGGCATTAGAGTAATTATTTACATTTTCAATCTTTTTATGAGAAAACCCCTCTTCAAGTTGTTTGCCTAATTTTATTGTGGCTGCATTGACTTTACCAACTTCTCTTGTGACTGTTTTAAGGTCAGACGTTAGTTGCTTAAGTTTGTCTGCTCCGCGTAGAGCAATCTCAATATCTACGTCGTAATTAGCCACGGGGGAACACGTAGAGTCTTACGCTTCAGTCTACCGCGCACTCATTGAGCGCGCCCTAGCGCCGGTTTTGGCGTTTTGGACTGCTTTTTCCTGCTGCTCGTTGTGCAGCTCGTAGTAAGCGGCCCAGCCAATTAGCTCTTCTTGGGTTAGGTGCTGGGCAAGCTGGGCGACTGTGGTTCCTAATTCCTTGGCGAGGAAATAGATGAAGTACCAGTCGCTATTAGCTTTTGAGGTCTGCTTTCGCTTCCTCCACCTTGTTCTCAGCTCCGGAAGAAAGCATGGCAAGCTGGATTTCTTGCAGGATTGAGGCTTCTACGGCGTTCTTCAAAGATGCTTTTTCGCCGTCCTGGAACAGGCGTTTGCCGTCAGCGTCCAGTGATTTTTCGATCATCATGCCCAGCGCAAAGTCGTTGGCATCGTCAGAGCCGACTTTTTTCTGGATTGACTCGCGCTCAGCGATGGTAAGCGGGTGCCAATAGATTTCGAGCACCACTTCATCGCCGTCTTTGACTTCGTGCTTATACAGCTGGCTAACGCCGAACTTGTTACGAAGCAGTTCGGTAGCGCGCATAAAGTAGTAGCGTTTGTCTCAATATACTACACAACTGCTGTGAACTGACAAGAAACAATGCCGATAAAGTGCGAACGGTCTTCTAACTCAAGCGGTGTCGGGCCAGAGATGTCAGATACGCGAGGAGCAACACTAAACGTATCGGTGTAGTTTGAGGCGTTGACTGACGTAAGGCCGTCAATAACCGCTTCGCTTAGGGCAGAAAGTACTGACGTACCAGCAGATTTAGGCACGTAGACGTTGCACTGAATTACGCCGGAGTAATAATCCTGGGCTGCGCCTTGGTTTTGGATGGTGGAACGGTTGAAATTGACCGTCATCAAGATGTATTTCTTGTCTTTGCCGGGTGTGGTGTACTGAACGTTGTCGTAAACCATCAGCACCGTGTCGTCTGCTGTGTCAACAGCGTCGGTGACTGCTTTTTCAAAGGCGGCGCGGGCATTTACGAGAGTCATGGCTTAGAGCTTGGTATAAGACCCAAACACACTGCTGCTGGATCCAGTTCTGGCAAAAATGCGGCCAGGACGTTTGTCACCAAAGGTCTGCTGGACCAGTGAACGCATTTCACCTTGGATAAAGTTTGCCACTTTTGGCGACTCCAAGGCATAACCCGCGTACTCAGCGGTATTGCCGATGTAAACGGTGGGCTGACGTTTGAAGTTAAACTCGGGAACCTCAAAACGAGGTTTGATGCGACTTTGCGCGGGTTTCTTGTCAGTGTGAACCCACTGGTTGCCGATACTGCTCCAGCTGGTGTTTCCGCCTGGTTGGCGAGTTTCGTAAATCTTTGACCACGGAGCGTGGTCTTCACGCTTGTCTTGGGCACGAATTTTTTGGGTTGATGCTTTCCAGCTCGATGCAAAAAACCCAGTATCCACGGGGCTGTTTTCTTCTGTGCCTAAACCTTCGACGGTCAGTTGAACCAGAGCGTTGTAGTCAGCGTTTATCTGGCGTTCCAGGTCAGTGACTATCTGGCCTATGCCTTTTTTCTTGGCCATTAGAACCTCACTTGAATAGTGAAGAAGTATTCCTGATCGCCCTTGAAAGTGCGGATGTCTGTGATTTGGGCAATGCGGTTAGACCCCGCGTACTTGAGAGTGATGGTGTCTTCGAACGTGGGCTGGTTGTCCCCAATCAGATCTGGGGTGATGTAGAGCTTGGCTTTGCGTTCTTCGCGTCCTTCCTCTTCTTCGGAGTCAACAAACTCGATTGGTGCGTCAAATGAGTAGGCCGTGTCGGTTGTGGTTAGCGCTCCAGTGCTGGTGTTATAGCTCGGAGATGCCTTGCGGGTGTAAGTGATCGTGTGGTCAAGCGACTTGCCCAAGTCGGCAACAACCGATTTGGCAACGCTTTTGAACAGACTGTCGAGTGCGCCTGCCATTTCAACCCCTCACAGTACGGACCTGATAGCTCCCACTACCGCCAAGACAGTAAGCACCAAGGTAAGACTGCAGCCAAGGATAAACATCAAACACGTTATTAACTGTTCCCGTAGCCTGGCTCGAAGTGTTGTACTTGACTTCCATCTCCCCAAGCTTGACGGACTCGTATAGCCCCGTGTCGCCTGTCGTCCCAGTGATTGAATCCGTATCGTTCGCCAACGCATTGGCCAGCTCATACGTTGCATATTTGATGTCGTTTGGAATTGTGGAGCAGGCAAGCTCAACACGATCCACGTGATAATTGTTGCGAGGCCAGCTCAGTGCTTGGCTCTGATCGCAACGATCACCGTAAAAATTCAACGTGTCGATCCAGCGTGTGGCTGAGATCAATGCACGA